ATTATCGTCCAGCCTCTTACTTTGGTCGTTTGCCGAGAAGCGTTCTTTACTCTGGAGGTCGTCCGAGAGGTCAAGTTTACTCTTCAAATCGAAGGGAGCGGGGAACAAATACCATGACGGTAATCGTACAGGAAGGCGCGGTCGGGGTCCGGTTTTTGATCCAATTGGTCGACGAGAAGGGAAACGATCTCGACCTTACCGGCGCCGATCTTATTACGATCCGATTCTCGACTCCTCACGTCGACTCGAAGGAAGTAACGGCCGACAAAGTAAACCCTCCTGGCGCCGACGGCCTGGTCGAATTCTTTTCGACGACCGGCCTTATGGTCCCGTTTGGAGATTGGGATATCCAGGCGTTTGTTCGATTCACCGCGGGAGATAATTTACCCACGAAGGCGAAAGCGTTTGTCGTGAGAGAGAATATTATAAAACCGATATGAGAAATCCAGGAGGCGCAAAGCCGGAGCTCGTAAAGAGAGCAAATCCTCCGGTCGAGATGATACCGAAACGAAACGAGGTAACGGTCGAGCAGGTCGTCGAGATCCTTAACCAGGCGCTCGACGCCGACGACGTCGCGCTTACGGATTTGATCCAGACGCGGGTCGCCTGTAATGAGAAGCTCGCGAAGCATTCGTCGATCCAGGTCGGGCTCGCGCCGGGATGCGATCCCGAAGATAAGAAGCTCTTTTACGAGGTCGGGATCCTCGGCCTTTTAAACGGCCTCTTCGGGGTCGACGAAAAACAATGGGGCGCCATCGCCGCGGAGATAGATAAGACGGGGCGGGTAAATCGCTTCGTCGTCCGCGAGCCTTGGACGGGCGTCTTTACCGAGGTCGATTCGTGAAAAGGAAAAAGACGATCGAGATCGACCTGGGCGACCAGGTCATGAGGTTTAACCAAGACGCGATCGATCGGGAGATCATCAAGGCGGCTCGGGATCGGCTCCCGAAAGAAGGGACGCCGAGCCGTTTCGCTCTGGACCTTTCGAAGACCGGGGTCTCGCCGAAAAAGTAATCGGTTTAATTCGATCAATAAAGGAGCGCGGGGCCGTTGTTGGTCCTGGCGGGGCCCTGCCAATTCTGGGAGAAGCGTATGGACGTCATCGAGATCCCGATTACGAAGCTCAAATTTGCGCCGTATAATCCTCGGGTCCATCCTGACCAGGCGATTAAAAAGCTCGTCGACTCGATCAAATTTTTCGGCTTTACAAATCCGGTCCTGGTACAAAAATCTTCCGGGACGATCATCGCCGGCCATGCTCGAGTAAAGGCCGCGACCCTTCGCGGAATGAAGAAGGTCCCGGCGATCCTTCTGGATCTCGACGACGAGAAGGCGATGGCGTACAACATCGCCGACAATCGTCTCCAGGATGAGACGAGCTTCGACTTCTCGGGCCTGGCGGATCTCCTTCTCGATCTCGATACGGGCTTCTTTAACCTGGAGATGACCGGCTTCGACCTGGAGGAGATCGAAGATATCATGACCTGGACGCCGGACGCCGACGACGTCAAGGAAGACAATTACCAAGGCAAGGCGCCGTCGAAGCCGAAGGCCAAGCGGGGCGATTTGTTCCACCTCGGGCGCCATGTATTACTTTGCGGCGATTCGACCCTGGCGAGCGACGTCGAGCGCCTCCTCGAGGGCTCGAGGCCGGCCGTCGTCTGGACGGATCCGCCGGCAACGCTCGAGGGGAAGAAGAAAACCTCGGGCCCGAAGATCGCGGTCTTGATCCGGGACGCGCTCGCGGGCCTGGCCGGATACCTGGATCCTGGGACGGCCTGCTATATGGCGGCGCCGGCCGGCCTGCTCCTCCCGTACTTCCTGGAGGGCTTCGGATCCTCGGGCTTCGTCTTTCGAGATTCCCTGGTCTGGATCCAAGACCGACCGACTCACGGCCGGACCGATTACAATTGTCGCCATGAGCTCATTCTATACGGGGCGCTCCCGGGTAAGCGGACCTTCGCCGGCGATAATCCCGACTCGGTCTTCGAGGTAACGAGACCCGGATCCAGGGCGGCCCATCCGGCCCAAAAACCGATGACCCTGGTCGCCAGGATGATCGCAAACCATACCAAGGCCGGCCAGGCGATCGCCGATCCTTTTCTCGGGAGCGGGTCGACCCTCATGGTCGCCGAGGTCATGGGCCGGGATTGTCGAGGGATGGAGCTCGACCCGGCATACTGCGACGTCATCATCGATCGATACGCGAAGCTCCGGTCGGAGGATCCCGAGGCTTACTTTAAGAAACGAGAGAGAAGAAATGGCGGCTAGAGGAAAGAAGCAAAAGGCGAAGGCCAACGGGCGGCCGCGGGCCGTGATCGATCTCGACCAAATCAACGCGCTCGCGCAAATCCAGTGTACGGATTACGAGATCGCCCAGGTCATCGGAGTATCGGAGCGGACCATCGAGCGGCGAAAGGCGGCCGGCGGGCCCTTCCTGGAGGCATACGAGAAGGGCCGGGCGGAGGGACGTACCTCGCTTCGGAAATGGCAATTCTCCGTCGCCAAGGCGAAGAATACGACGATGCTTATCTGGCTCGGAAAGCAATACCTCAATCAATCGGATAAGCAGGATCTTCTATCGGGCGGCCAGCCTTTCCGCTTTACGATCGCCATAAACGGAGAGCATAAAAACGATGGGGCGAGCGGCTCAAAGTGAGGTCGTCGTACAGTACGACCGGCCTTATCTCTATCCGAAACAGGAAGAAGCAATTTTCGCTCCCGAGCGGTACTCGATCATCGAGGCGTCGACCAAGAGCGGGAAGACGGTCGGATGCCTGGTATGGATTTGCGAGCAGGCTTTCCGCCTCAAGGCCGGCCAAAATGTTTGGTGGGTCGCGCCAGTTTATCCCCAGGCGAAGGTCGCATACCGGCGCCTTAAAAGATTCCTGACCGACGGCGGCCTCCCGTATAAGAAAAACGATACGGAGCTTACGCTTACCCTGGTCAACGAAGTTAATATCGTCTTCAAGACTGGCGAGAAGCCGGACAATCTATACGGCGAAGACGTCTTCGCGGTCGTCCTGGACGAAGCGACGAGGATGCGCGAAGAGGCATACTTCGCCATCCGCACGACCCTTACCGCGACCCGCGGGCCGATACGGGTCATCGGAAACGTCAAGGGGCGGAAGAATTGGGCTTACAAGATGGCTCGGAAGGCCGAGGCCGGCGCCGCCGGCATGGCTCATTTTAAGATCACGGCTTACGATGCGGTCGAGGCCGGGATACTCGAGCTCGAGGAGATCGAAGGGGCCCGGGAGGATCTCCCGGAGGCGGTTTATAACGAGCTCTATCTGGCCGAGGCGTCCGACGACGAAGGTAATCCTTTCGGCCTTGACCATATTCGGGCCTGCGTAACGCCGATGAGCGAGCGGAGGCCGGTCGCTTGGGGCTGGGATCTCGCGAAGAGCGTCGACTGGACGGTCGGCGTTGGGCTCGATGAGGCCGGGATCATGTGTCGATTTCACCGATTCCAAAAGACCTGGCGGGAGACGAAAGAAATTATCTTGCGAGAGACCGGGACGACCGAGGCCGACGTCGACTCGACGGGGGTCGGCGATCCGATCGTCGAGGATCTCCAGGCGGAGGGAAGGGATAACTTTCATGGTTTTAAGTTTACCCAAATTTCAAAACAGCAATTAATGGAGGGCCTGGCGGTCGGGATTCAAAGCCAAAAGGTCGGATATCCTGAGAATTCGCCGGAGGTCCCGGTCCAGGCGGAGCTCGAGATATTCGAGTACGTCTATACCCGGACGGGCGTCAAATACTCGGCGCCGGAGGGCTTCCACGACGATTGCGTTTGTGGTTACGCCTTGGCATATCATCGGCTTAATTCAATCGACCCGGTACAGATATTCGTATGAAAATCACCGACGCAATCGCCAGAATGTGGAACGGCTCGACCGCGATCACGAAGGCGGCGCCGCTTCCTCTCCCGCGGCCGGGCGAGACGGGGCTCTTCGCCTTTCGATTCCCGGATCCCGAGATCGATCTCCATCCGATAAAGACAACGGAGCAAGAGCTCTCGGCCTTCGCGGGATGGGTATATGCGGCGACGACGACGATCTCGACCGACGTCGGGGCGACGCCTTGGCATTTGATTCGAGGGACCGAAGACAATCCCGAGCGAGTACCGTTTAAGGATATCCCTCCGCTCTTTTTGCGGCCCAACGATATCATGACGTTTCGAGACGTCATCGAGCTTACGACCCTCCATCTCGATTTGACCGGCGAGGCTTTTTGGAATCTCATTACGGCCGGCCCGGAGAGCGACGAGGTCATCGGATGGCAGGTCATTTATCCCCAATGGGTCGACGAGCCGGTCGTCCAGAATGGGCGCCTTACCGGATGGCGGGTATCGGTCCCGAATGCGGCGGGCGCGAGCCATGTAACGATCCCGACTCGCGATATGGTCTTCTTCCGGTATCCTCATCCGGCGGAGCCACTGGCGGGAGCGAGCCCGGTCGAAGCCTTCGCGCTCTCTCATGATCTCGATATGCAGGCGCGAGGATACGGCGCCGGCCTGCTCAAGAATAACGCGATTCCTCCCCTGGTCATTACCTCGGAGCAGACTCTTACGCCTCGCGATTCGAATCTCATCGGCGAGCGATGGAAAGACCGGCATCTCCGCCGGCCGGGCGAGCCCGCGGTCATGGGCAAGGGCGCGACGGTCCAGCTTCTCGGCCTGACCCTCGAGCAAATCGGCCTCGAGAGCATCGACAAGATGACGCGCCAGCAAGTTTTCGGCTCTTACGGCGTCCCGGAATCGAAGAAGGGCCTGGTCGAAGACGTCAATCGGGCAAACGCCGAGAGTAACGAGCGGACGTATCAACGAAATGTAATCTGGCCGCGGCTCGAGCGGATCGATACTTGTATAAATACCTTCGTTATTCCGCGGGTCTCGGGCCTGGAAAATACTCTCTTTAAACATGAGAATCCGATCCAGGAGGATAAGGATTTTATCCTCGAGAAGACCGAGAAAATGATCGCTCGAGGGATGATAACGATTAACCAAGGGCTTCGAATGCTGGGCGAGGAAGAGCAGGCCGACGGCAACGTCTTTTTGATCCCGACCAACGTCGAGCGGATCCCGGCCGGGCAATTGGAGACGCCGGCGGAGAGCCGAGAGACGATTCGGATTCGAGGCGAGGTCGAAGATCGGGGATCCCATCTCTTCGAAAATCCCATGTATGAGCTCGGCGAGCTCCGCTTCCTCTCGAAGCAGGATCCTCTCGAGCGCCGGCTCCTCTCGGAATTCCGACGGCTCTTCTCGAAGCAGCAAAAGGAGGTCGTCGCGGCATACCTCAAAAATGCCGAGCGACTCCAGGGCCGGAAGTATTTTAAAGACTGGACGAAGATCATCATCGAAGCCGAAGAGGGCGACTTACTCTCGGACCATCTCCGGGAGAAGCAAACGCCGGAGGGCCCGATCCTCGTAAAGAGAGAGCTCGCGATCCCGACGGTAACGAAAGACGAGCTCGACGATGCGGTCGACGGTACGAGCGACGAATGGATCGCGGCGGCCTTCCTGGGATACACGGTCGGCCATCAAGCGGGATGGAGCCTCGCGGCCGATACCTTGGATATCGCGATCGACTTCGATCTCATCCGAGCTCGAGCGGCCGAGCGGGCCCAGCGCCAGGCGGCCCAGCAAATGACCGCGGTCCTGGATACGACGAAGGCCAGGGTCCAGCGTATCGTCGCGCTCGGGATCGAAAACGGATCTTCGCCCCAAATCATAGCTGGCCAAATCAGAGCAGAATTTGATCGCATGAAGGGATCCCGGGCCTTAATGATCGCTCGGACCGAGAGCGCGGCGCCGATCAATTGGGCCTTTAACGAGACCATGATCGAGACCCAGCGCCGGACGAATACGCCTCTCGAGAAATTCTGGATCACGATCCTCGACGGCCTCGAGAGGGAAGACCATAACCGAGCCCATCGACAAAGGCGGGAGGTCGATAAGCCTTTCTCGGTCGGAGGGCGCTCGATGATGCATCCTCTCGACCCGGCGGGCGGGCCGGCCCAGGTTATCAATTGCCGATGCACGATGACAGTAAAGAAGGCGCCGAAGAAACGCCGGCGCTTCCGATAAGGCTCCGCTTTTCCCTATATAACCGACGCGGGCAGACCGGAGGCCGGTCGGATGGGGCGACCCGGGCGTAAGCGGGGCCCGCTCCCTCGGGCGCCGGGCCTTTTGTCGGGCCTTAAAAAAAGGGCGGACGGGATCCCGAGCGATACTTTCCGGCCTGGGCCTGGGCCGGCGGCCTCCGCGGGCGGCTCTCGCGGCGGGCCTGGCGTCGCCAAAACCTTCGGCCGAGGATGGGCGAGGCGAGAGGGACCGGCGGCCGGCGACGTTTGGATCCAACGATAACGACGAAACGAGTCGATCCTGGCCGGATCCGGGGCCCTGTACGGCGATATAAGCGGCCGAAGGCCATCGCCTGGGCCTGGGGCCTGGGCCCGTATGGGCGATCCTCGTCGTTTGTTTCATGTGAAACATCGGAGGCGATTATGGCGAAGCATCTCGGGAAGGGCGGAAGCGGGCGGGGCGGAGGAGGTCGGAGGCGAGGCGGCGGCCGGCGGACGAGTACACGACCGCGGCGACCGAGCTCTCGACCCAGGTCGGCCGGCGGACCGCGGCGGACCCAGAAGAGATGAGCGGGGCCTGCGTCCGCTCGGGCTTTTGCTGTAAGGCGGCGCCGTGTCCATTCGGAAAATGGAATGCGGCGAAGACCCAATGCGAGCATTTAAAGGGCCCGGGCCTGGGCCGATACTCCTGCGGGATATACGACGAGATCATTCTCGAGCCGGCGGCGGCGGGCTTCGGTCCGGCCTTCGGCCTGGGATGCGGCTCGCCTCTCAATACCGATCGGCGGCTCGTCCATCTCATGACGACCGGCTCGATCCGAAATGAAGACTGGCCTCGATAGGGGCCGAGGAGGAAACGATGGGCGACGATAAACGACCAAGCAATTATTCTTCGACCGGCGGGCTTATCCGGGCGGCCTCGAATGCGCCGCTCCTGCGATTCCGGGCGTCGAGCGATATCATCGATCGCCATCGGACGATCGTCAACCAACGGGGGATCGACTTCTCGCAATTCGGCGGGGCTTTCATTTGGTCGCATGACTCGTTTAAGGGAATGCTGGGCGGGGCGCCGAAGATCGAGAATCAATTGGGGAAGGTCGTCGGGAAGGAGATAACCGAGATCCAACGGCCGGCCGGCAAGGGCGAGAAGGCCGAGAGCGAGGATGGCCTGGCGACCGATATCGACGTCCGCTTCTCGAAGGTCAATCCTTTCGCGGTCATGGCCGAGGGCATGGTCCGAGAGGGGATCCTCGGCATGACGTCCATCGGCTTTATCCCGAAGAAGGATCACGCGCTTACCATCGGCGAGGAAGTAATCAAGGTCTTCGACGAGGTCGAGCTCCTCGAAATCTCCCTCGTCCCGGTCCCGGCGAATCCCGAGGCCCAGGCGCTCGTCCGCTCGATGTTTGGATACCTCGAGAAGGAGGCGCCGGCCGACTTCAACGTCCAGGTCCGCCGATCCGAAAATGGCTCCTGGGCCTGGCAGGACGATATGGGATGGAGTTTCAGAGCGCCGGCCGAGGCGACCCTGGCCGAGCTCCTCAAGATAAAAGATAACCTCGAGCCTCCTCCTGACGGAGCAGACAACGGCGTCGAGGTCGCAGTCGTAACCGAAGCGATCCGCTCTTGGTTCGACGAGCAACGGGCCTTAAGGGCCTGACCCGTCGGCCTCCCGGCCGGCCTTGTTTCTTAACTCTCAATACTTCCAAGGAAGGGAAACGTAACCATGAATATCGAAGAAGTACAGAAGGCCGTTAAAGACGAGCTCGCCGCGTTCAAGGGCGAGACCGTCGAAGAGGTCCGGCAAGCTCTGAGCGATGAGCGGGCCGAAGATTTTAAGGAGATGGAGAAGGCTCTCGGCGAGACTTCTCTGAAATTGGTCGAGCTTGCGAAGGCAGGCGAGACGGCTCCCGACGCCCAGGCGGTAAAGGATCTCGAGGAGCGCCTCGACGAAAACGAGGCGGCCCAGGAGAAGATCCGCGAAGAGCTCCGGCTCTCGATCGCCTCCCAGGTCGTACTCGCGCCGAAGACCATGACGCCGGAGGAGATGGACTGGAAGGGATGCTTCGTCAATGTCACCGATGACCTTAAGCAATACCTCCGGGAGTATTGGATGGGCGGCATGGCAAACGTCGAGGAGCGGGTCTTGGGATCCGGTCTCTTCGCGACGGGCGGTAAGCTCCCGGCGGAGGTCGCCGATGCTTTCATCGATTTCGTGATCGAGCAGCAAGCGACCCTCTCGCGGGTCGTGACGATTCGGATGAATGCGCCGGAGGGACATACCGACGAGCTCCGGGTATCGGTACGGAAGATTCGGAAGGCGGTCGAAGCGACGGCGCCGGCCCTGGCCGATTCCGTGACGACCCATCGCCGGACCCTGCTTACGGTCGAGACCATTCTCGCGGAAGATATCACGATGACCTTTCTCGAAGACAATATCGAGAGGGCGGGAGCCGAGGCTCATATCGCCCGGATCATCGCGACGGCTTTCGGGAATGACTCAAACGACCTGGTATGGAATGGCGACGACGCGAGCTCGGATCCTTTCATCCTGATTAACGACGGGCTCCTTAAGAAATTCCAGAATTCGGTCGACTCCGATATCACCGACGCGGACCAAGCGGCGGCGACGACGAATACGGAGGTCTTGCAGGATCTTCTCGAGAAGATGCCCGACCAATTCCTGGGCCGGACCGACCATGCTTATTGGATGGCGGTCACCTTCGCCCAGAAGTACGCCGATGAGGTAAGCAAGCGGGAGACCGCTCTCGGCGACCAGGTACTCGTCCAGGGCTTCCCGGCCTTGCGGTACTTTGGGATCCCCATCATTCCCGAGACCCATATCAAGAGCGCCGCTCGTCGCGGCATCCTGACGCCGACGACAAATATCTTCTGGGGCGTCCAGCGGGTCTTTCGTGTCGATTCGGAATTTAAGCCTCGGCGGCGGGTCATCGAGTACACGCTCTCGGCCCGTACCGACGTCGAATACGCGACCGGCGTCCCGGTCGTCAACGGCTTTAATGTCCCGGTCGCGCTCAATTAACTGAGCGGAAGAGCAGGCGTCGGCTTATCAAACGGGGCC